GGCCTCCGGAGCCGAAGGTTGCAGGTTCGAGCCCTGCCGGGCATACTCTTAAAGTCGTTCTGGCCAACAAGTTACGAAAAGACCTGCCGGACGTAATCCCCTCCTGGTCACCTGTTTGGTCACCTCAACCGCTTTTGAAGCGAAGCACCTGGGCCGCTTCTGGCGACGGTGAACCTCCCAGAGACGGCGGGTCGGGAAGACGGTCGACGTCCTCCGAAAGCTGATCCGGCGTCGCCTTGGCGTAGATATTCGCGGTCAACTTCGGGTCCGAATGCCGCGCCAGTTTTTGGGCCCGGAACAAATTCACCCCCGCGTTCGCCAAGTTGGTGACGAACGCCGCTCGGTTGGCGTGGAAATCCGCGAACGCTCCGGCTTCGTCCTGGTACGGCAGGCCGGCGGCGGCGAGGTCGACGCGCATCATCTTCGCGGTCTTCCGCATCCGGCCGCCTGGCGCCTTCAAATCGAAGAGGGGGGCGTCGAGCGAAACCAGCCCCTTCGCCTGCACCCATTCGCGCAGGCGAGACACCACCGCGGGGTGGATGGGGATGGAGTCGTCCTTGCGGTGTTTGGAGTGAGCGGCCTTGCACCGCACCGCCGGCGACGGGCCGTCCAACGTGAACGAGCGGAGCGTGAGGGAAGCCAGCTCCTTGGCACGGAAGCCCGTCCAGGTGGCGAGGATGTAGAGCATCGCCCGATCGGCGCCGGTGAGGGTTTCCACCGTCCCGCCGGCTGCGGCCGCCGCAACGAGCTTCGCGAACTCGTCGGGGGTGAGGGCTCGCCTTTCCCGCCGGCGGTCCGCTTCCGTCGAGCCCCGCGACAGCCGTTCCGCCGGACTTTGCTCGAAGAATTTGTGCCGCGTCAGGTAGGCGCAGAACGCCTTGATCGTGGTGATGTAGTGGTTCTTGGTTTGCTGGCTGGCGGGAACCGGGGGCGGAGTCGGCGGAACGGGTGGGGGCGTGCGAGGAACGGCGAACTTGCGGCTGTAGTTCGCCACGGTCCGCGGCTTCCGCGGGCGAAGGATGCGCTTCAACCCGTTGACGAAATCGACGATGCAGGCTTCGGTGATCTCGCGGACGCTGGCCAGCGGGGCGTCTTGCGGGGTCCGCGCCTCGCGGGCGAAACGCTCAAGGCGCGATCGCGTTTCAAGGAGGTGGTCCATCGTCGCCCCGTCGGCCTGGACCGTCCGAACGAAGGTCGCAATGTGCGGCTCGAATCGCTCGTCGTCGGTCGGCAGGGCGTTGAGCTTCACTTCCAAATCAGCGGCGGCCCGCTCGGCGATATTGCGGGATTTCCGCTCTTCTCGCGCCGAGGGGCCGCCAATCTGGACGTCGGAGGTTTGCTGATTCCAGTTGCCGTCGTGGTCCTGCCAGCGGAAGACGTAGACCCCGCGGCCGCGGCGAGCGACGACCTTAACCTTGATCGTCCGCTTCTTCCTCCGTGTCATCCTCTTTCTCTCCGCAGTTGAAAAAGTCGATCAACCATTTGCCCCGGATGACCACGAAGGCCGCTTTCCCCCCCTGGCGCCAGCAGCGCAGCCGGCGGCGGCCGGCGGGCGGGTTGAGCCAGTTGGTGACGGTCCGCGGCGAAACGCCCAACAGCTCGCAAAGGTCGCAGGGGCGGTAGAAGTCGTTCGGGTCGATCGAAAAACCGGCGGTCGCGGTAGCCATAAAAAACGCTCCCGTTTGGGTGGATTGCAATTTTTCGAGGGAAAAAACTTTCAAACCGCCCAGCGAGGCGCGTAGACTCCTGAAGTTGGCCGAACCTCTACCAAGAGGGTCGGCAACCTGGCGATCTTTGCCACGTCGCTGGGTCGGTTTTGGGGCCGGGAAGTTCAGTTTGCCGACCAGGCTGAACTACTCGGTGAGAAACGATCAGGAACGGGGTGTCCCTCAGCGATGGGGGTCACCCCGTTGGCTTTTGGTTGGCGTCGCCTCCTTCCATTCCAGGCAGCGCCCGTTGCCGATCTCCACCGCGGACCACTCGCGGGAGCGAGTTCACGACCTTCGTCCAGGCCTTTTCGACCCAAGGCCGATCGCGTTCGTGGGTGTACCACTGCTCGAAGGCGGGGGCCGACTTGCGGACATCGCCGGGAAGATCGATCCCCGCGAGAGCGCCGCCGCCGCACCCGCCGTAACGCAGGTCTCGCAGCACGGCAACCATCGCTGTCACGAATCGGCCGGGTTCCGCCTCGCGAAGGCCGCCCTTTCGGGTGCGTTCCTGGATGTCCTCGGCGACGATTCGGCCGCGGACGAAGGCCGAAAGGTAGAGCCGCAGAAACTCAGGGATGGATTCGTGCCCCCCCTGCGACGCCCGCAGCGCCATGACGAGGTCGGTCAACGACTTCCCGTCAAGCGAGGCACCGTCGCTGCCGAGCTGGATCATGGGCGCCCGCTCCTCGATCGCTTGAATCCGCTTCAATAGGGCCTGAAGAAGCGGACCAACCGCCTTCAGCTTCTTGTCCCGCTCGATGAAGTAGTCGCGGATTGCATAGCCCTGGTCCGTCGCCTCCAGCATCGCCCAATGCTTGGCCATGTCGGTGGTGATGCGACGCCGCTGTGAACGGCGATCGCCACCGCGACCAGTGGATTGGTTTCCGACGTTTACGAAATCAATCCAGAAGTCCTTCCCCTCCACCGCCCGGGTCTGTTTGACCCGCAGTTCGAACCAATCCGTGAACTTCTGCCGGCTGCCGACCATCTGCCAGAGGTCGCGGGCATCGACGCTTTCGGGATCGTCCCCGTCGTCGTCGAAAACCGGAATGAAAACCTGATTGCTCATCGAAACTCTCCAAGGGTGAACGGCTCGGCGATGTGCCGGGCCGAGTGCGATCCTATCCAAAGTCCTAGGGACTGTTTCCAGGAAGGTTACAGAACCTGTAACCTTCGACGCTTTTTCTGCTACCCGGCCGTCTCAGGCTCGTCACCAGCGTCATCGAACACGGGAATGAAAACCTGGTTGCTCGTCTAAAACTCCCTTGGGAAGCCCCGCGGCGACTTGCCGCAGCGGGAACGTAGCAGAACTTGCCAAATCCGAGAACAACCCGTGCCCTTCCAGAAGCCTCGAAAGCACCGGCTCAACGAACCTAAGTCCTTTCAAAGCATACTGATAAGCCGGAATGATTTGCGGGTATTGCAAGAAATTCCGACTTCCCCCAGGCGGCGCAAGCGTAAATGAACGTCCGTCCACGATGGGACGGTGCGCTAGCACCGGGGCCGACAGTTGGAACGCTTGTAGGGGTGGCGACGTCGGAGTGTAACTCGCGCTGCTGCCGACGCAAACAGACCTGGATACCGTCGGCTTTACCGACGGTGTCATCCGTACAGTTCTTTTCGCAGCCATCCCGGTTACTCGACCAGAGCCTGCGATCGTCGCCGGCCGAAAGTGCTACTCGGCCTTCGACTCGAAGGCCTCGGTCGCCGCAATCCAGCGGGAAGCCCGCTCGCCGCGGGTAGCCTTCAGCGAAGTCCAGTGCTTGCGCCACAGCGGCAAGCTGGATTCCCGCCAGCCGGGGAGCGGCCCGATCTTCACGGCCGGCGCCAAGTCGATCGGATGCCAGCGCCGCAGCGTCGTCAGATCGTTGCTCGAAGCCCCGATCAGTCGACCGATTTCGGACGCGGACAGGTACAGGACGGGATCGGGAATCTGCGGCATGAATGCACCTACAGACAAATGACGAGCGGCGAAAACGAGGCGTCGACGTCGGCCGCTCGGCGACGTGGAGACACGTTCGCGCAACGAAAGCGCGAAACGCTGTTCTGGGGATGTCCAATCTGGAAGCGACGCGCAGAAAGCGCTGTCGCTGATCCTGGCAAGAAGGGCCCAAGAGGTCCGCTTTATCGGAGCCGTGGGCAGGCATCAGGAACTTGAACCGGCCGTGAAGGGCTCTCTCCAATCCAGCGGAGAGCGATTCAGCGGGCGGACCGCAAGGAAGCGGCGTCATTTCGTCGGCACGCACCAGGGCGGCCAGGGCGAAACATAGACCCAAGGCGCCTGCACTGCAAGCGTAAAATGGCCGATCCGCTCTGGATTTCAGGGTGCCTCCGCAGCGGCAACGTGAAAGCATAGTATCACCCCAGCGCCGGCGAACGGCGCGGAACATCAGGCAGGCGCGGCCGTGCAAATGCACCGCAGGCCGGCAAGGCGATCAAAAAAACGCGGGGGTGGGGCTGCCTCAGAAGGGAGCGCGAATTAGAATTCGCGGCAGCCTAAGGATGGGGGCCCCGGGTACATCGGGAATCTCGTCCGCGGGTTAGGGGCCGGAGTGTGGTAGCACACCCCGAGGCCCCGGCTTTTTCAAGCCGCGGACGAAAAAGCAGCCTACAGGCGCCAATTGGCGCCTGCAAGCATATTTCCCGACGAGTTCCCCGAGGCGGCGGGGAGGGTCCGGCGCGGCAGGCCGACGGCGGCCGCGAGCGGAATTGAGGCGGGATACCCTCAGGATTGCTGAGGGTATAAGAAAGGGCGTTCCAGCCCGAAGCTAGTCCCTGCGTCTTTCGACGATGACGACGTTCATGGCGTGCATCTCGACTCTTTGGGTTGCGCCGTCCATAGCGTTGGGCTCTGCCGATGATTGTACTTGCACTAGCGTTCAGGTCAAGCATTTCAACCCCGCAAAATTGCTGATCCCCAAAGGGGCGGATTTCGTTGCATTCCGCAAGCGGCGGAGGTAGCGTCGACGGTCGGGCGGAAAAACATCAGGTGGCGGAAAGGACGAGGCGATGAACGGGCTTCGATGGTTGGTCGCAGCGGGCGCGCTGGCGGCGATCGGGTGCGGATCGGCGAAGCCGGAACCGTCGGTCAAAGAGCTTCAGGAAAGGGTCGAACGGCTGGAGGCGCGTCAGGCCCCCGCTGGAAAACCGCTATCCAAGGAAGAGGCTGAAGAAGCCCGGAAGAAGATCGAAGCCGCGATCCAGGCCGCCGGAAACTCTGAATTCGAGCGACTTGACGCGAAGTACGGGAAGCCCGCCTCCACGTCCTCCCCGAAGGCCGCCCCATGATCCCGCTGAGCGACGATCTGCGGCAGCGGGTCGAAGCGGCGGCTTCCCGGTTCATCGCGGCTGAGGAGTCGCTACAGGCCGCCGCAAGCGAGCGGCGCCCCCCGTCCGCGGTCGCCCGAAAGAACATGGTCGCCGCCGCTGAAGAACTGCGGTCGCTGCTCGGCGAAGCGCTGTCGTGGTTCAAAGCCGACTCGATCCGCTGCCGCGGGCGGATCTGGCACATGGTCTGGACGGGTAAGGAAAGCGTGCTGGCGAGCGTCAAAGAGGCGAGCGTCGGGGAGTAGTTCTAGATTGATCTTCCGAAAAAAGGGGGCTGAATGAGCGAGCTGAGAACAAACATCGTAGTCACACGCACTCCGGAAGGAGCGGAAGTCGAAGTGTGGCTGAATGGCCAGCCGCCTACTCGACCTCTCAAGGTGCAGAAGGCGGACGTCCCAGCCGTCGAAGCGGCGTTGAAGGCCGTGTTCCCATCCTTCACCATGCCGCCAGTCCACGAGGACACGGGACCGTGGCCGGTCGATGGGGAAAAGCACCCTGACGCCATGGAATGGGAATTCTGGAAGATGTTTGAGCGTCCATCCAGATCCTAGAACACCCCTACTCCCCCCACCCCTCGGCCATCCTCTCCGCCACCGGCCCGAGCAGCCGCAGCGCCCCGGCGGCGTTGTCTGCGTCCCATGCCCCGATCTGTTCGCACGGCCCATCCGCCCGCGTCCGCACCCACACGACGACGCGGGTCCACACATGGCCGGGCGTGTCCTCGGCGACGGCGTAGCTCACTTCGATTTGCCAGTGGTCCGGGGCGGCGGCGGCCAGCTCGGGCGGGGGCGGCGCGTCGCCCGAAGCCAGGACGGCCGACGGGAAGGCGATGCAGGCGGCGAGCAGCAACGGGCGGAGCATGGCGGACTCCCGAGGGCAAAATACTTGACTAGTCAACCATTCCCGCCGGGGTCGAGCTTGGCGGGGAAGATGTCGTGCCAGTGATCCAGCCCGAGCGCCGCCGCCAAGGGCTCCCACTGCTCGCATGACGGCACGGCGCTTCCGTTGCACCAGCGGTTCACAGTCTGCCGGGTGAGCCCCAGCCGGCCCGCCACCTTCAGCGCCCCGACCTTCTCCACCAGCGGCCTGAGGTGCGCGGCGATCACCAGCCGCACCCTCGCTGCGTCCGTCCCTGCGTCGCTCATCCCGCCCCCTTCGCTTCAGACCGCCCCGCGATCTCATCCCTTCGATCGTAGCGGCTGACCGCCTGCCGCACCAAGGGGGCTTCCTTGCCCCCGGCCTCCCGGCCCTTAATGTTCGTTCCGCGGCGGCCGGGGCTGCTCGGCTTGCAGCCGCTGGGCCTGCCTTTCTTGGCTGCGATGCCACCAGCATGTGAGGCACCCTTGCCGGGGGCGTTTTTCGCAGGTCGCCATGATCGCGTGCCTGATCCCGTCCCAGCCGGTGCGATGTATCTCCCCCCAGCAAACGCCGATCGTCTGTCTCTGCGCCATGCTCGTCACTCCTCCACATCCACAACGTGCGACAGCCGCCATCCGTCTTCTCGAAGCTTCGCCGCGCTGGTGGCTTGGCGCATATCGCAGCGGTGACGACGCCCCCGAGCGACTCGCACCAAGAGACGCCCCCGCGGGTTGAGTAGCCGGCCGCACACCCACACCTCGACCCTTTCGGTGGCGAGCGAGGCTCGCATCCACGCCCCGGCTGACATCGTTGGGCTCCTGCGTTCGGACATAGGGACTCTCCTTTGAATGGGGTAGGCGACGGGTTGATTCCGCGGTCGGGGGCCTTCCCTGGCCCCCTCGTCTCCCGTCGGCCTAATCTTCCAGGGCTTCGGCCTTGCGGAGGCAGGCCCGCATCCGCACCCGCTGGCCTTCAGCCGCCGCGTCCCAGGCGTGCATCTTCGATTCGTTCCCGGCGATCGTCGCCTTCATCGCCTCGCGGTCGCAGCGGGCGGCTTCTTCGCGGTGGAGTTCGGCGGCTTTGCGGAGTTCGGCGGCGGTCTTCATCGTGGTTTCCTTTCGTGCGGTTGGTTACTTGTATGCCCTAGTTATACACGCCTCGCACGCCACGTCAACAGGTTGTTGCGTGTTTTTCTGGAATTGTTTTGGTGGTTGCGTCGGCGCACGAAAACGCCCCGCTCGGCTTGCTCAGCCGGCGGGGCGAATAACGCTTGCAATTTCCGCTGGTCTACTTCAGGTCGTCGGGCGGCGGAGATGGGATGAACTTCGCGCCTTCCCTGGCCAGATCGCGGACGAGGCCGCCGGGGGACGTGTCACGCCCGATCGTCGCCTCCATTTCGTCGAGGGCGGCGCGTTGCCGCCGGATCAGCTCCCGCAAGTTCGCGGCGCGGACTTCTTCGACCGTCATTCCGGCCGGCAGCGCAGGCATGATTTTCATGATTTCACCGCGGAGTAGCTGAAGTAGAGGCCGAACCAAAAGAAGATCGATTTCGGCTGACCGACGGCCGGAGTGAACTTGATCTCGACCCGCCGCCATTCGCCCTTGCCGTCGTTAACCGCCGGAATCGACCCGATCGCCGAAGCCGGCGCCGACCAAAGGAAGTTGGAGCCGAGGGCGTCCAGATCCCAGTCGGTTGCGGTGTCGCTCATGACGTCGGAGGGCGTCAAGGCGATCGTGCTGCCGATCTTGCTGCCGCTGATCTCCGCCCACTCGTTCCGCCAGTTCGGCCCGCGGAAGCGAGGCGGCGGCGAAGTCCTCCAGACCTCGGCGGCGATGCTCGAAATGTCGGCGATCAGCGCCAAGTCGGTCTTGTTTTTGCGGACCTGCGCCACCAGGTCGACGGGCGAACCTTCGTTCGCGTAGCCTGCGATGAATCCCATCGTCTACCCCTCCGGTCCACAACAGCCGACGTATCCGAGCGGTTCATCTTCGTCCACGAATCCCAGCGGTCCGCCGTCGCCGACCTCGCCGAGATCGCCTCCGTCGTCGAAGCCGTCGTCCGGTTCCTCGCCGCCCGTCGGATAGACCTGGCCGAGGCAGATGCAAAGGTCGAAAGACACGAGCGTTCCCATCTCGCCCGTGCATTCCGTCTCCGTTTCGCACACGCCAGCGATCGGCAGGCCGGGCAGCAAGCCCCCCACGCACTCGGTTTCCGTTTCGCAAACGCCGCCGAGGGCGGCCGCCAGCCCCAGAGCCCCGCCGCATTCGGTCTCCGTCTCGCACAACCCTTCGAGGCTTACGGACAGCGACAGCGTGCCCGTGCATTCCGTCTCCGCCTCGCACAGCCCAGCGATCGCCACCGTGGGGAGGAGTTCGCCGGTGCATTCCGTCTCGGTTTCGCAGGCCCCTTCGAGGGCCGCAGCCAGGCCGAGTTCGCCGGCGCACTCGGTCTCGGTTTCGCACGTCCCGCCGATCGGCGTTTCGGTGGGGAGCGTCCCGAAGGGGTCCGCAGCCCAGGCGGCGACCTGGCCGGCGGAGAGCGCGACGTCGTCGAAGGCCGCGACTTGGGCGATCTGGCCGTTCCAATACTCCCCAAAAAAGCTGACCTGCCGCCCGATGTAAGACGTCGCCGAGCCGTGCGTGAGGGAGGCCGAGCCCGACGCGACAAGGGTGCCGTCGACGTAGAGGGCGAGCGCCGAGCCGTCGTAGACGATGGCCAGGGCGTGCCAGGTGTCGGCGACGATGGGGTTGCTGGACGACTCCACGAAGTCGGGAGTGAATCCCCCGCCGATCGCCTCATCCCCGTGAATCCCGAGAAAGAAGGCTTCGGAATCGCCGAAGGCCGCCGCCCAGGTGTAGCCGCCCGCAGCCGACGCGGGCTTGACCAGTGCGAGCAGCGTCATGGGCTGCGTGCCGCTGGCGAAGGCCGTGGTGGGCACTTCGATGTAATCGCTCGACGTACCGTCCTGTTCCCAGACCGTGCCGTAGGTGCCATCGCTGGCGTAGGCGCCGCCGTGCGTGGTGCCGTCGCGGCCGTTGCCCGAGTAGTCCGGGGAGACGTCGCCTCCCGCGTCGCCCGCTTGCCAGTGCCAGTAGCCCGTCAGGTTTTCGAGAGGGAGGGACGGGGGCGGCCCGGCCGGGGCGATCGTTACCCCCGCATCCAATCCCTCGACTTCGGGAATGTCCGTGTACGCCGTCTCGTCGTCGGCGGTCAGGAGGATGATGTTGGAGTCGTCGAAAGGGCCGGAAATCCATCCGGGGTCGGTTACAGTAGGCGAAGAGAAGGACGTAGAGGAGAATTGGAACCATCGGCGGAGGTTGCCGAACGTCGCGGAACTAGGGTCTTCCGGGCCGGTCGCGGCGGAAAAGGCCGTCGGGTCGCCGATCGTGAGAACGTCGCTGGATCGGCTCAAGTCGACGCCGAAAAGCAAACCGAGGATCTTGCCTTCGATCGCCGCCGCGATGGTAGGGCCGTCGGAGTCCGCCAGGTAGGTGACGTAGTACGTTCCGTTTACGTAGTTGTCGCTATTTACATCCGAAGGGGGGGGCGGATCGCCAAGAACGTCGACGACCCATAGCTGGAGAGTTTCGGTTCGACCGCCCAAAAAAAAGGAGATGAACGATCCGTTGAGGCTCCCGGAAACGTCGTCTGGGATCGTGATCTGGACTTGTCCGGGGGCGGCGTAGGCTTTGAAGTCCGCGAACGTCTTGAAAGTCACGATCCAGGGTCCGTCCCATCCGACGCCGACTCCGTAGAGGACGTTCAACCTCTCCCAAACCCGCCAAGTCAGGTAGGCTCGATAGGACTCGGACCACGAAAGTACGCTCGCATAGATCACGTCGAAGGACTCGCCCTGAGCGAACGTCAAAGCGTCCTGACGGGCCGTGGTCGCAGGGACGTTGGAATTCGTCAGGCCGTTGTCCACGAACTGCGCGAAGCGGGCTTCGGCCGGGTCGTCCGATCGGGCAGGCAGGAAGATCCACCCGTGCTTGTCGTCCGGTCCCGAGGGGACGAGCGGGTTGGAAGAGGCAGGCGTAAACGTCAATTCGTAGACTTGCGGCATCGCGGCTCACCTCCTTCCCTTCTCGGATTCCACTACGCTGCGGGCTTCTTCTTGATCTTCAAAGCGGCGGCGGCGGCGGTCAGCGAAAGGCCGTTGTCGAAGTCGCGGGGCGTGGTGAGTTCGCCGCTGGCGATGGGGGTGCCTCCGGTCGAGACCGGCCACGCGACCCAATGCGTCATCGTCCCCAGGTCGTCCGTCGCCGGGCCGAAGAGCAGGGCGCTGACGTTGCTGATCTGGGCCGCCGGCGGGGGCGTATCGACCTGCCAGGAGTTGCAGAGCTGGCGGGCGTAGCCGTCCGAACCGGGGGTGGGCTCGTCGACCCCGCTCCCGTCCTCGCCGGGGTCCGCCTTGGAAAGGCCGATGTAGATGTTGGTCGGCACGGTCATCGAAGTGATTTTGAAGGCGTGCTTGAGCAAGTCGAGCATCGTCGCGTCAGAGAGGGGCATGGTGATTCTCGCGGGGAGTGAGGGGGCCGAAGGAACCCGCCGGCCGCTGTCGACCGGCGGGGGTGAATCGAACTACGCGACTTGACTTAGTAGGGCGTGCAGACGCCGCCCTGGCATCGCCAGCGGACGGGCCCCGATCGGCCCACGGTCGCCGCCTGGGGGACGGCCCCGCCGCGGAGTTCGCCGGCCGCATCATCCCAGCGGTAGCGGTAGACGCCGCCGCCGGGGAACGTCGCGGGATCACCGTAGGCGACCACCGCGTCAGGCTCCGCCGCCACGGCCTCGGCGAGGGCGTCCGCTTGCGGCCCAGCGAACACGACGAGCGGGCGTCGCTCCGCCGTCGCGATCCGGTGAGCCTCGCGATAGGAGAGGCCGTAGGCCCCTTCAGGGCGAGCGGGCGGAGCGACGCGGGAAGTCGCCGTCGCCTGCACCACCTTCGGGGGCGTCCATCCGAACTGCGGCTTGAACGGGGCGTCCGCCGGAGGATCGGCCCACGCCTGCACCGGGCCGTGCGGAGATGGTTCCACCGGCGGCGAAGCCGGGCTCCCCATCATCGCCGCGGCGATGGTCGCCACGACGCCTGCGAACGCTGCGAAGATTCCACGCATAACACACCTCACGAGTAGAAGTAGAATCCGGAACCCCCGGCGGCGGACCGCACGGGGAACTAGGGCTTGACGAACAACTCTGGAGCTTCGACGGCGGGGATCTTTCGACCTTCATCCCGCCCGGTGAACACCGTGAACGCTTCGAGGATCGGGGCTTGCGGCCGAGTGAATCCATCGAAGGAAACCGAGAAGGAATCTTGTTGGGCGAGCATCCCTTCCACCGTCGCCCGCGGCACCCAGAAGCCGCCGCACGGAGCGCCGTCGAGGGTGGCGTACTGCGGGCAAGGAGCGTGGGCGTCGGGCCCCCACGAGTTCAGGCAGTAGAGGGCTTGCTGGCCTTCGCGGGTGTCGAACCCGATGAAGACCATGCAGTGGGCCCACGAGCCCGACGGTACGCCTTCGATACGCTCGTGGGCGAGCTTGATCCGAAAGCCTTGACCGCTGCACACCGGCACCGGCCAGCCGTGCGAGATGGCGACGCACGCGGCCTCGAAGCTGGCGACGGACCGCGTCAAAGCCTTGTGCTTCGCCGCCCTCGCAAGCATCTCCTTCGGCGGGCCCTGCCGGCCCCACGTCTGCACGGTCGACTTGTTGTAGGGCGGAAGGTCGTTGGTCCACGGCAGCACGCCGTACTCTTCGATGAGCTTCGCGGCCCACGCCCCGACCGATCCCGCTCCGTTGCCGAGTCGGCCCTTGCCGATCAGGACGCGGGAGCCTCCATAGATCCAAGGAGGGTAGACGCGATAAAACTCCCCGCCCGTGAAATACAGGTGGACGGCCTGGGCATGCTCGGCGCCGTGGGCGAACCCGCGGCTGACGCAGTCGCCGTCCGGCTGCGGAATGTTCGGCGGGTCGCGGCCGGCGCTGACGCGGACGAACGGCCAGAGCACCACCCGCTTGCCTTCGATCGCATTCCATTCGGCGGGATAGTAGCGGAATTCGCGAAGCTCCTTGCCGAGGATGGCGCGAGCCTCCCTCGCTGCCTCCGGCCCCGCCCAACCGTAGCGGTACACTGGCGGACCGCGGGCTTCGGAGTCGACTTCGACCGGGTCTTCCATGCCCGGCTGCGGCGGGGCGTGGACCGGCACGGGCGGCGTGGTCCCCAGGAAGGGCGCCACCCACGGATAGAGCCACCCGGCGCCAAGCAGCCAGAGTACGAGGAAGATGATCCCCTTGACGAGCCAGCCCCCGAGGCTCGACGTCTTCGGCGAGGGGTCCGGCGTCGGAAGCCGGCGGAAGAGGTTGCGGAAGAGTCCCATTACTGCACGCTCTCCAGTCCGGCTTTGGCTTCCAAAAACGCCTTGCGGACGGCCGCAAGGTCGGGGGTGTCGCCCGCTCGGCGAATGACTTCCAGGCGGATCGCGTTGATTGCCGGCCCCCACGCGGGGAGGCGGGTTTGCACGCCGTCCAAGACGTGCTGGTGGGCTTCGAGGGCGTTGAAGCTCCCGTCCGCAAGGCGGGCCGCGGAAGCCCCGAAAAGGGCCGCTACGGCTCTCGCCTGCGTCGCCCGGTCGGCGGAGGGAGCGTACTGCACCGCGGCGGCCCGCACGGCGGCGGAGAGCGATCCGCCGACCGTCCCGCCCATCATCGCCAGCCCGACGCCGATGAGGATCAGGCCGATGGGGGTGAAGCTACTGCGTCGGTTCAACGGCCCCTCCTTTCGCGGCTTCCACGATCCTTGCGACGTGGGCTTTGGCGACGATCTCCAGGGCCGTCGTGAGCGGGCCTTCCGCCTCGGCGATCTTGGCGCGGCTGCAAGCCCGCATCGCAAGGATCACCGCTTCCGCCGGCGACGTCGGCGAGCCCGCGGCCGCCGCGAAGAGCGGAGGCTCGGCCGCAGGCGACGCCGCGGGGGCGAGGGACTGCACAGCGGCGAGGAGGGCGGGGGCCCAGTCGTACACCACGAGGGCGAAGCCGATCGCCACCACAACGCCGGCGATCTGTGGATAGGGAACAAACATCGTTTCCTTTCGTGCGAAACGCGACTCGCGGACGTGGTCCCCTAGTCGGTACAACGCTGTACCCACTAGGCGGGCTGGACGGGGTCGGCCGGCTTCGTGGCCTGATTGATGGCGTTGGCGATGAACGCCGCGGCGTGCCCGATGAGCACGGCCCAGACGGGAGCCTTCTCCAAGCCGCCGACGTAGAGAGCGATGGCGCCCGCGAGGATGCCGATGCCGGAGAGGATCGCGGACTTCACGTTCGGGTTCATAGTCTCTTCTTTCTGGAAAGCACGCGGAACAGGAACTCTGCGGCCGAACCGATCATGCCGCAAACGAGGATAAGGGAAGCGGACCCTATCACTCCGACGAAGATGCCGGAGTAGAAGTTGAGGTCGCTCCACTGGTTTGGATGCACGATTTACCTCCCTTGCGGCAGTGGCACTCGGCCCCGCACGGGCATTGCTCGGACAGGAGCTTGCCGCCCATCCACACGCCGCCGGCGACGGCGAGGGAAAGGACGACGCCGAAGGCGACGAGCCCCAACCACTTGATGATCCGAAGCCACTCGTCAATGAATTCGCGAGTCGCCATTTCACGCCTTTCGACTTTCGCACAGGGTGCAGAGAGGGATTTCCTGGCGACGCTTGATCCGCTGGGCGGAACACTCGCCGAAGTGTTCACAGGCGAAAACGGCGATCGTCCGCCCGCTTCCGCCGCAAAGCTGACACTCCTCGCGCCGCAGCTCCGCACCGCGGAAGCGGCAGGGGATCAGCGATTCCGGCTCCTGCGGAGGAGGCTTGGGCTTCGCCTTCCGCCGCGGGCCGACGCCCCCACAATCAGCCAGGTGCTTGGCGGGGTCGTCCCACTTCCGCGGCAGGCGACGGCCGCAGACCATGCACACTACCCGCGTCGCATCTTCGGCGTCGGCCTCGAAGTCGCAGTCCATCACAAGGCCTCGATCTGGATCGTCGCGCCGCTCCAATCGCACCAGCCGTAGCAGCCGCCGCCGCCGAAGCCGCATGACTCAGGCGGGCAAAGCTCGTCACAGATGCCGCACAGCGATCCGAACTCGTCGATCTCAGGGCCGGACAGCGTCACGTTCAGAGCGGAGCAAGGGCCGCTGAAGCTGCTATTGAATTCGACGAACTGTCCGGCGGATGCTCCGATGCTGTCGGTGATTCGCACTTGCAGGACACCTTCCGCCATGAATTCAAGTACGATTGCGGAGAGCGGGTTCCACAGAGAGAATTCACACCCTTCACTGTCTTCAGGAGGCGGATAGGCGGGGTTCTTCGACCACGTACAGGCCCCCGCGAACGTCAGAACCACGCTGGCGTTGTGAGCGTCGCACCGGCCTCCGCCGCCCCCGACCCCCGTCACGGTCGCCAAGAACTCCTGTTCAATCGTCAGGTCCGGGCAGACGCTGCACGCCCCGCCGCCGCACGGGCAGTCGCAATCGCCGGTGAGCCACAGCCCGCCGCGCCGCACCCACTTCCCGCCGCGGCGGTGGAACTTCGGAGGCATCTGCTTTTCCTAGTCGCAATCGTCGTCCGTCTCGCCCAAGGCGTAGCAGCCGGCCGCGGTCTTGTAGACGGTCTGGTCGACGCCCTCGACGTACCCTGGCATCTGCTTCGGGTCGCGAAGGTCCGTGCATTCGCTCGGGAAAATCTCGACCACTTCCCATCGGCCGTTCATCCATACGGCCAAGATGCGATCGTCTTCATTCGCCTTGCGGTCGCCGTCGAGCATCCAGCCATGGACGTCGATGACGTGGTCCGTCTCGACCATCTCGTCGTCTTCGAGAGCCCAGACCTTCGCTTCCGCCTCCCCGTCGGCTTCGAGGTCTTCTTGCAGGACCGCAAAGGCGGTGCAGGATCGCAGCGGATCGAGGTCGATCACGCCCCATTTCACGCCGGTGCCGCTCTCCTTGTAGAGGATCGCCGCGCCGCACGACGTCGCCTGCAACTTCGTCGCGTCGCCGGCTTTCACGTCGGCGTAGTTCAGCCCTTCGTGGTCGACCTGCAATTTCACAGCGGTCAATCCGAGGATCGCCGCCCGGCCGGTCGCGCCCGCGGGGATCGGCTCCTGAAGGACGACGAACTTTCCACTGTGCGAAGCGGTTGGGTCGACCCCCTTCATCGCGTAGCCGGACAGCACCGTCGGAGCGATTTTGGAATCCTCGATCGTGAACAACAGACCGTCGATTCCGAGGATCTCGAACTGCTTCCGGTCGGTCTCCGACATGTTCTTGACTTCGACGACTCCGGCCTTCAGCGGCCCGCCGATCGCGTTGCCGGGGATCTGCAACAGGCTCGCCCGATGCGCCTTGGCGGTGTCGATGAATGCGTTGTGGTCCGCCGCGTTTGGGCGGAACGGCTGGCCTTGCGAGACCTGTTGCAGGAAGCCCATTTAGGAATCCAGTCCCAACGCGCTGAAGTCGCCGGAGTTGTAGACCTTCTCGATCATCACGTAGCGGGCGCGCTTGATGATCTTCTTCTGTTCGTCGTTCGGATCGGGTTCGTAGTAGACCCAGAGGTATTCCCACCCACCCTTCTTGATCCCCGTGATGTCGCCTATCTTGAGGTCGGTGCGGTTCGGCGAACACGCGAAGTCGAACTGCGCCTGGGCCTGCTTCTCGCCGTTGGTCTGGAGACGGGCGCCGACCAGGAGAGCTTCGCCCTTTTTGAACCCCTTGAAATCGGCGTCGTTCGTCTTGCCGGTGAGGAGGAAGAAGCTGTTGATGTAGGCGTCGGTGACGTCCGCGGCGTCGATGTAGGCGGTGATCTGGTATTTGAACGTGGGGACGACGATGTCGGTCCCCTCGATCGAATCCTTCGTCACGCCGATCGCGCCTTTGAAGTCGGGATCGGGCGGAGTCCCGTCCCAATCCCCCTTGTAGAACCGAAGCGTTTCGATGCTCTGATAGATCTTCTGCGTCCCGCCCGACGTGTCGATCGAGACCCGCATCGTGCCGTTCTGCGGCGGGTTCTTCTGGTCGTCGCCGGCCGGGTTCGGCAGCTTGTAGGAGACGGTGCATTCCCACACGTCGCCGGCGTTCGTCGGCGAGACGGTGAGTTCGTTCCGCTCCAGGACGAGATCGCCGTAGACGATCTCTTCCGGCGCCGTCGCCGCGACCAAGGAGTCGGCTTCCTGCCAATCGTCCGTGTCGAAGACGACGTAGATCTTCTCGTGCTTCTGGCCCTTCACCGACGTATTCTTGTCGGAGGTCGTCAATTCGACGATACGCGCCATCGACCACCTCCTATTGGAATGCGAGGCCTTCTTCGGCCGCGTCCGCGATCTCTTCCGTCGCCTTCGCCGTCCGCTCCGAGGCCTTCGCCGTGCGTTCCTGGACGCTGTACACGCCCCCCAGCGCGGAGACCGCGAAGGGGTTGAACGTGCCGCGGGAAGCGGAGCTGTCCTTCAACATGGCGGCGTCTTCGGCGACTCTTGCGCCGACGCCCGGAAGCCCCTTGCCGACACCGTCGGCGACCGCCTTGTCGGCCTTGTCCTTCGCGTCGCCGGTGAGCTTGTCGATCTTCTCTTTGAGGTCGTCGATCGCCTTCAAATCGGGCTTGAATTGGAAGATCGATTCGAGCCCCTTGCGGAACTCGTCCTTGCCTTTCACGGCCTCCTCGAAACCCTTCCGGCCGAGGTCGTCGTATTTTTTATCGATCGCCTCTCGGGCTTTGCGGTCGGCAACCTCGGGAGAGTCGTTCGGATCGTCCCCCTTGAGGTTGCTGGCCGTGGAATCGATCAGGCTGTTCGCCTTGTCCGCAAATCCCTTGACGCCCGCGGCTTGTTCCGAGCCTTCTTTCGCCGCCTGCTCGGTGGTTTTGGCACCGATTACGTCCTGCGCGGTGTAATAGACGGACAGCATCGTCAACGCCGCGGACCTGGTCGCTTCAACCATCGCTTTTGCGATCGAAGCCGAGACGTTTACTCCGAGGCGATATGCAAAATCGAAGGCTGTTTCAAAGGCGCGGGTCAACTCGTTGTAAATTTCTTTGCCGACCAGGTCGAACGCGCCTACGATGTCGGCCGCGCCGTTGATGAAGGGCTGTACGACGTCGTTCCAGGCCTCGGCCGCGCCCGCTTTGAGCTGCGCCCAACCGAGGTTGAAGGAGGCGACCAGGATCTCTACGGCCAGGCCGAAGTCGCCGGCCTTGAAGGCGTTCGTGATCCCTTGAAAGGCGTTCGTCGCCGTCGCGGAAAGGTCGTTGAAAGTGCGAGTCAACGTCTCGATCGCCGCCGATCCCGCTCCCGTGGCGTAGAGGACGTAGGCGGTGAGCGCCGTGAACGCCGCGAGCGCGATCGTGAAGGGGTTGGTCCAGGCGTAGACGACGGAGGCGACGTTGACGGCCGCCCCGACGAAGAGCGACAGCGCCGTCTTGACCGCGACCGTCGCGAAGCTGAAGGCGACCATCGCCGTGCCGGTGGCCAGGAGCGCCGCGCCGACCGCCCCGACGACGGCGATCCCCGCGCCGATGCTGCGGAAGAGGTCGCCGTTCTCCTTCGCCCAACGGGAGACGGCGCCGGCCGCCTCCCGCGTCCAGTCCACGATCGGCCTCAAGATCGGGATGAACGCGCTGGCGATCGAGCGCGAGACGCCGAGGAGCGTTTCTTTGAGCCGCACCCACGCATCCATGAACTCGTCGGCGGCGACGATCGCTTCCTGGCTGAGGACGACCCCCAGCCGGCGGGCTTCCTTGCCGAGGGCGGAGAGTCCTTGCGAACCCTCTTTGAAAAGGGGGAGGAGCGTCAGCCCCGACCGGCCGAAGACGCCCATCGTCGCAGCCGTCTTGTCCGCGGCGTCGGTGATCCCGTTCAGCCGGTCGGCGATGATCGCGAACTGCTCGTCGGTCCCCTTCCCCTTGAGGTCGGCGGCCGTCAGGCCGAGCTTGGCCAGAGCGGCGATCGCGGGCTTCGACCCGCTGGAAGCGTCGGAGATCTGCTTCTGCATCTTCTGCCAGGCGTTGCCGACGTCCTTGATCGGCACGCCGGTGATCTTCGCGGCGTAAGCCATCTCCTGGAACTGCTCGACGACGAAGCCGCGGCGGTCGGCGTTGTCCTGGATCAAGCCGGCGTAGACCGTGAGGTCGGCGATCGCCGCCGCGAAGGGGGCCGCCATCGCCGCCGAAAGCGCCGACAGGCCGGCGCCGACGCCCGCCAGCGAAGCGCCGACGTTCTTGAAGTTGAAGGCGTTCTGGACCCTCGCGGCCGAGCGGTTCGCCCACTCGGCCATGGTCACTTCCGCTCGCTTCAGGTTCGCGTCGAGCTTCTTCAGGTCGGCCGAAATCTCGACCGACGCTCCGCCCGCACGCAGGTCTTTTCCGCTAGTCATGTAAACTCCTGCGATGCTTGGTCGGAGTGGGCGGCTTGCGAGGCAGGCCGAGGGCCGCCGATTGCTCCGCGCCGCTGACCTTGATGGTCGGAAGCGGGTCGGCCGCGCCCGAGCGGTAGGGGTTCACATCGTCGGCCTTCACGCCCTCGGCGTCCTTGCCGCGGAAGGCGTTGTGGAACACCTGGTAGAGGATCGCGGTGTGGTCCCAGGCGATCCGCTCCGCGCCGCGGAAAGCGGTCGTCAGCTCGTGGTAGGTCCATTCCCAGGGCTCGACTCCGAGGCGTCCGGCGCACTCGTGGACGATCCGCCATCCGTCTCCAGGGTCTGGATCGCCTCGGCGACGGCGGCCTGGAACCTTCCGAACGCCGCTTTGAGGCCGGCGGCGTTCGTCTCCGAGGAAAAATCCTCCAGAGCTTCCAGCAAGGCCTCCCGCGCCGCCTGGATCACCTTGCCGTCAAGGAACTCGTCGAAGTCCTTGATCTTCTTGGAAGCGATCTGCGGCCCCAGGACGGCCTCCAGGACGTCGACCAGGAAGAGGTCTTCGCGGAAAAGCCGCGTCATCAGGCCGGCGTCGGAGACGGCCGACAGGAGGTCGACGCCGATCTCGCGCTTCACGTTCCGAAGGAGGCGGACCGAGAGGCTGAAGACCCACTCGCGGTTCTTCTTGTCTTTGAATTTCACGGCGAGAATCCACAGGGGAGCGAATCGCGAAAAGCGGACCTGCATCCGGAAGGATCAGGCGACTTCGTAGAATTCGGGGGCGTGTTCCGAATAGGTGGGCTTCAGCGACACGTCGATCATCTGGGCTTCCGCCAAGGCGTCGTTGTGGCTGAAGTTGAAACACTCCGTCGTCATGCGCCAGCCGGTGGAACCGCTGGTCTCCAGGTCGCCGTCGAGGTACAGGATCTCGATCGGCACACGCGGGCGGCGGGAGAGGAACGAAGTGCGGACCAGAGAGAGGTCGGAGCCGCCGTCGTTCACCATCTGGAACGTGACTTCGGCTTCCTTGAGGGTGCCGATCAACGCCTTCCACCCGTCGTTGGCGCGCGTGGTGACGTCCGCTTCCCCCTTCTTGAGGTTGAGCGAAGCGTCCTTGACGTTGGTGAACTCCTGCCAGTCCGGATCTTCGTACTCGGCGGCGTTGTAATAGAGGGCGCCGTCCATCCCCAGTTTCGCGTCGGCAGACATCGCCGCACATCCTACTCTTCACACGCACCAAAACGCTTGTCGTCGTATTTCGTCGGTGCCTATTACAGGCCGAAGAGGATTTGGACCTGGCAGGTCTGCGATCCGGTGCCCGCGACGTCGATCGTCTTATGCGTACCGTCGATCGCGGAAAGGGCGGAGCCGAAACCCTTGAGGAGGAAGCCGCCGTTCGGAACCGCCACCGAACCGGAGGCGCCGAAGAGGAGATAGCCGTTGGAAGCTCCGGCCGTGAACGTCATCGGATTCGCACCGAGAGGCTTCAAGAAGATCGCGAGGATCTTCTTTCCCGTGCCGTTCACCGCGCGGCCGTTGGTGCCGGTGAGGGCGGACAGGTCAATCGTCGCCGCGCCGGCCGTGAGGGCTTGAACGAAGCTGGCGGAGTCCTGCGCCGCGGGGGTCGTCGTCGCGCTGAGCTTCGTCGAACCGCTCCACTTCGAGGCGCCGGTTTCGAGCTTCGTCGTGTTGAAGGCGTCGACGGAGGTCAGGTCGACGCTCTCTTCGATTGAAAGTTTGGCGGAGATCGCCGCCTCTACTGCCACCGCCATGGGACGCCTCGCTTAAATGATCTTGCCGAAGAACGATGCGATCTTCTGTTGCGACCGCTCCAGCGCCGGGAACATGTAGGGCCGGGCGGGATAGTGCTGCATCCGCGAACCGATGTGCTTCCACGGTCCACCCCGCTGCGGAGTCTTTCCGAGCGTCACGCAGGTCCGCCCCTTCGGGTTCGCCCACATCTCGTATTGGGCGCTTCCGCCGAACTCGATCAGGTTGTTGATGACCGGGAACCAGAGAGGGCCGATCACCACGCTGCGATTCACAGGGTCGTAGGCGTAGAACGTGTTTTTCTTTTGGAAGCCGCGCTTCGTATTCGGAGGAGTTCCAGGAGCGGAAGGGGTGGTTCCGGTCGCCGCCGACTGGTTCTTCATGAACCGGCCGCCTTCGCCGCGGATGCGTCTTGCAGCCGTCGGACGCCCCTTCTTGATGCTGTTCTGTGCGGACTTCCGGACGTAGGAGCCGGACGACTTCAGCGCGCCGAGCGTGCCTTTGTCCACCTCCGTCATCACCCGTTCGCGGTCGAAGAACCATTCGACCGAGACGGTGGACTTGGAGGCTTTCCCTTTCATCTCTTCACCCGGCGCCATTGCATCGAAACGACGATCAACACCTGGTGTTCAGAGGCGAGGGCTTCCATCGACAGGGCCGTCACCTCGGTCGCGATGCAGCTCCAGTCGCCGATCCGCGGGCCGTGCAAGTAGAAGTCTCCGAAGGCCTCGGCGAAGTCGACCCAGGGATCGATCTTTTCGTTCGAGTCATCCTCGGCCAGCGCCCGCAAACCCACGTCGACGGTGACGACCTTCGAGAAGGGGCCGCCGCGCGTGATGATCTCGGTTTCCACCGTCTTGCCGACGACCGTTACCCTGCACTGCGTCGTGCTGAGGTCTTTGCAATCGAGGAGCGGCAGATGCGTCCGCTCCACCCGGACCGCAACCGCGCCCCAGTCCTGGGCGGCGACGTGCGCCCGCAGCAGCTCGGCGACCTCGTTGACGCTTCCCGCCATCGGCTACTCTTTGATCTTGCGGGTGTGGATGCGGACCGTGTTTTGGAAGCCGTCGGTGTATCGCCACGGGTTTTCACCCGTCGGATTGAGGACGTCGAACCGCTCCCCATTCTGCTCGATCCAGTCGCCGCGAATCGGCGGGAAGAACCCGGCCTCGACGACGTCCGTCTTGGAGACCAAGAAGTCGCGGGTCTGCACCTCGGAGACGAAGCCCTGGCGGTCGACGGCGTTGAACGTCGATTGGCCGATCATGGCCTGCATCGGCGCGCCGTCCGCGACCGCCGGGCGGAAGTAGACGACCTCGCTGGAGAGGTCGGTTTTGCGGCGGCCTTCGAGCCAGGCGGAGCCGCGGGCGAGCATGTCCCCCACGGCTTACCTCGACTGCTCGGCGACGAACCACTTGAGCTTGATCGACTCCGCGTTCGCCCCGCCGGTCTTCACGGCCGCAACCGCAGCGATCTCGGTCGTCGAGGTGAAGTCGATCGTGTGTTCGATGAGGGCGTCGTCCGCGTCGCGGAGACGGACGCCGTCGACGAAGAACCAGACCTTGGCGGTGGAGCCGCCGCGGATCGGGCGGATCTCGACGCGAAGCGTGTGGTAGTCCGCGCCGCCGGCGGTCGTCGTGGAGGCCGTCGCCGTCTGCGACGAGCCGATCGACGAATGGCAGCGCCAGACGGTTCCGCCGTCGACCTTGTAGATCCCGGCGCCGCTGTAGCTGGTCTTCGGACCCGCGCCATCGTCGCGAAGGAGATTCGGACCGACGGCGTCCATGAGGCCGAGGAAGACGTTCGCGTCGTCGGTGTTGGCCTCGGCGTACTGAAGCAGCGCTTCGGCCACGATCGGTTTGCCGGCCGCGACCTTGAACACCTCGGCAGAGTAGATCGCCGCCTCGTTGTTGTCCTCCGGCGCGGCGTCGCTGGCGAAGAGCTGGACGCCCCCGCCGGCCGCATCCAAGATCGACGCGTAACCACCGTCGCTCGCCGCCACGTTGAAGCCGTCGAGCCAGGGCGAAGCCTCTTCGAGTTCCAGCGTGACGACCGTCGCCGGCGTCGCCGCCGTGGTGCCGTTCGCGACCGAATACTTGAGGCTCGTGCCCGCGGGGATCAGCCGCGGCTGCGATCCCAGGGAAGCCGGAACGCCGCTCGCCGGGAACGGAACCGCGTCGTCGAACGTCTGCGAAAGGATCATCGTCGCGCCGGCGTGGATCGACCAGGTCGACGCATTCGAGTCGTTGATGTTCGCCCCCGAGCCGTCGGGAGTGATCGACGCCGAACGCAGGATGACGTCCTTCTCGGCGACGTAGACCGTCGAAGCCGCCACGTCCGAGCCAGCCGAGAGCGCCGCCTGCCGGACGCAGAACCGCTGCCGTTTCGGCGGCGAGGAGAAGTCGGACCGGACGCGGACCAAGTCGGGGGCGAGCGTGCCCATGGCGGAATCCCCAGCGGGTGAAAGAATCAGGAGGCGGATTCGACGATGGGCGGCTTACGCCTGGAATAGCTTGGCGCGGACCGTCGTGTCGGAGTCGGAGGCGCCCGCGGGGACGGCCTTGCCGATCTTGACGTTCCCGCTGCTGGTGCCGGTCGCCACCTGCTCGCTGACGTCCCAATAGACGGTGTCGCCGCCGGTGATCGCCGAGCCGCCGCCGGTCGCCTTCGGCCAGTCGAAGACGCCTTCGACCAGGAGCGAACCGAGGGTGCCCGCCGGGATGTCGCGGACCGCGACGCCGAGGAGGTCGCCGACGACGACCACGTCTCCGGCAGCGACGGCCGAACTAGGGGTGTAGTCGAGCGAGTCGCCTCGCTGCACGTAGGAAACAAGCGCGGCCATAGTGGCGCCTTTCGCGTGAAGAGCTGTTGCAAGAGGGGCCGGGGGCGGATCGCTCCGCCCCCGTATTCATCCACCAGGAGAGGAGATTACGCCTCGCCCTTCATCTTCACGCCGCCGCGGTATTCCTGCTTCGCGACGCCGAAGTCGTGGTAGCCGCGGATCTGGACGCCGAGGGTGTCGAAGTCGGCTTCCGCCGTCTCGATCGTCGGAGTCTCCAGCCCGTTGAGGAACACGACTTCGATCGTCGGGAAGTCCGCCGGGTTGGCGAGGAGATACCACGCCTTCGAGCTGTAGCCGGTGTACTTGCTGTTCGAGAGGTAGCTCGACTGCAAGATCCGGAAGCGGCCGGCGAAGACGTTCGCGGTCCCGTAGGAGACGGCCGAACCGTTGCCGTCCTGGAGGATCGTGGTCGACTGCATCATCCGCGACGCGGTGAACTCCAGGGCGTTCGGCACCAGGAGGATCGCCGGGTTGATCGCCATCGGCTTGCCGTCGGGGTCGGTCTGGTCGCGGAAAAGGGTGTTCGCCTTTTCCAGGCCGGACGTGTCGAGGAGGCTCAGCGTCGCGTGGGCGTAGTAGTTCTTGTTGCCGGTCGTGAAGAACGCCGAGTTGTTCAGGTACTCTGCCCAGAACACGTCGTTGAGCTTGAGCGCCGCCCCGCGGCCGAGCCGCGCCGGAACCCGCGTCAGAGCGCCGAGGTCGTCATTGATGAGGTCCGTCCGGGTGAGGGCGAACATCTTCGCGTACGTTTCGGCCTGGTTCGTGTAATCCATCTCGCCGAGGGCGCCGTGTTTGATCTCGCCGTTCGGGCCGATCTTCTCGTATTCCATCGCCCCGGTGAGGCGATAGCCCTTCACGGGCCGGAAGTCGGAGACGCTGCGGACGGCGCTGATGCCGCGCCACGTCTGTTCGACGGCCGACCACGATTCGAGGATCGACTTGTTCATCACGTTGGCGAAGATGCCCGGCAGCGACAGCGTCGAAGCCGAGGAACCTTCGTAGGCGGGGAAGGCCGCCCGCAGCACGCCGCGGAGATTGCCGTTCGTGAAACGGCCGATCGGCTCGAAGTAGCCGTTCGCACGAGCGGCCTGGAGGACCAGCCACTGGAGGCCGATCCCGAGCTTGCAGATCTTGTCCGCGGCTTCGAGGGTCGGTTCCTTGAACTGCTTCTCGAAGCCCTGCATCCGCAGCGACTTGCAGACGGCGGCTTCCAGATTCTCCGAGGTGAACTCGGCCGGGCCGCGGGAGTGGATCGCCGGACCCGCGGGACGCGAAGCCTTGAGCGCTTCGAGGTGGACCTTGTCTTCGTTCCAAGCGTTTTCGAGGGCGTGCGCTTCGAGCGACACCATCGCATCCATGACCTTGATCTTGGGATGGCCGTAGGTCGCGCAGACCGTGCGGATCTTGTCGACCTCCTTCAGATCCGCGGCGAGCCGCTTCCGCTGCGCGACCACCGGATCTTCCAGCTGGTCCTCTTCGAGGAGGGCCGTCGCCGACTTCGCCTCGGCCTTCGGCGGAGCGGACGCGCCGGCCGCAGCGGTCTTCGCCTCGAAGGTCTTGAAGGCCTCCTGAAGGGCGGGAAGCTGCGTCGCCGGAACGGCCGCGGCGTCGGTGAAACCAAGGCTCTTGAGCCAGTCTTCAAACTTCATCGTAAGAGCCTCCACCGTGGATTCACCTTCGGCCGAAGCCGAGATGACTGCGCTCGTGTTGCCGTCCGCCCCAAGGGGGCAAAAACTGATCTCCCGCAAGAGACCCTTGCGGATGATGTAACCCTCGCCCTCGAAGCGACGGCCGTTGACGATCGCGCTTTCGCCCTTGGCGACGTAGACGACCGAACTCGGCCACACCCCTACGCTCATCTGCCAGGGGAAACCTTCGTCGGCGCGGAGCTTCAACTTCTGGACGTCGCGGTCCGCGTCGTCGTTCGAGACGATCCCCGCGGCCCGCACCATCCGAGGAGTGATTTCCACGGACGACGTCTGTCCGACCTGACGCTCCTGGTCGTGCCCCATGAAGTTGGGGACGACTTGCGAAGCGGCTTCGAGGCCTGCGAGATCGATGATGACCCGCGCCCCACCCCAGTTGCCCGGACGGGCTTCGACGCCCGTGTAGGCGACCGCCTTGTAAGTGCGGTTCTTGACGCCGCCGCTTTCGCTCGTCGCGAACTCGACCGCTTCGCCACCCGGTTCACGGAGGTGGATGCTACTCGGTACTTTGAGGAGGGCCGTTTTCACCCTGCTTCCCTCCCTGCTGGTCCGAGGCCGGCGGCGCCGGCGGACCGGAGACGACGCCGAGTTCACGTTGCAAAGCCTGCTCGACGGCCCGCTGCCGCATCCCGACTTCCCAGTCGCCGCCGTCTCGGGCGTAGATCGCGGACAGCGTCGTCGTGTTGTTCAGGAGGCGGATGTCGTCGGCCTCGGCCGACTTCACGACGTCCACTTCAGGCAGGCCGTCCCAATACCATTTCTGCGGGATCGCCGGACGGACGTCGCCGCCGCTGCTGAACTGGCGGACGAGCGGCGAAGCGATGTATCCGGGGATCAGACCCGCTTCCTCAAGCCAGGCGAGGAACACGCGGCGGACCGTGTAACACTCCACGTCGTTGCGTTCGACGCCGAGGTCGGCGTAGAAGCACTGGTAGTCCAGCCGGCCGGAGGAGTAGTTGTAAGAGCTGCTGTTGCAGGTCACGAGGTTGAACGGCATGTTCACGCAGCGGCCGATCTCGTTGAGGAGTTCGGCTTTGAACATGGGGTAGGTGTTCGTCGGCTGCTCGGCCTTGAGCTGCCCGAGCGACCACCCGGCCGGAAGCACCGTCGCCGACCGCGTCTCCAGACTGAAGACGTCCATCGGCTCCAGGGCCTGCGCCTCGCCGTCCGCCGGCGAATCGGTCTGGATCACCGCGGCGAAGTCGGCCGCCGTCTCCGCCGCGCCGAGGACCGCCAGCGTGTAGCGGCGGAGCATCGCGAACAGCGGCAGCGCCGGCATGATCTCCGGAATCCCGCGGACCTGGCCGGGCCGTCGCGGGCGGAACCAGTGGATCATGTACGCCGCGGGGACGATCTCCACTTCGGCGGCGAGTCCCGCGGTGGAACTTCCGGGATGCGACTTCAAAACGTGGTAGTATCGTGGATTCGCGTACTCGTCGAAGACGATCCCGTCGGTCGCATACGGCGACGGGCGGAAGTTCGGGGTCGTCACTTGGTCGGCTTCGACCGTCTCGACGTCGAGCTTCACGGGAGTCGGAAGGCCGGGGTTCGTCCTGAGAAGCAGGAAGGCTTCCCCGTCGACCGTCTTCGACTCCTTCATCGTGCGAAGCTTCTGGCCGAGCTTGACGGCCATCGCCCATTCACAGAACTTCGCTTCGATCTCGGTGTTCAGATTCCTCGAAGCCGGAATGAGGAGTTGAAGCCTCGGCCCGGACCCGATGAGGTAGTTCTGAAGCGTCAGCACAACGCCGCTGGCGTAGCTGTTGTTCGCGACTTCGTAGCGGCTGCGGCTGCGCAGGATGCGCCGAACTTCGGGGCTGTTCGCCGCTTCGGCGGACAGGAGGTCGGCGTTCGCCCAGTGCTTGCGGCTTTCGACCGATCGGGCGGCGGCGTCGTACTTGAAGGCGACCCGCGGGGCCTGGACGCGCTTTCCGCCGCTGAACCATCGGACGATGTTCGCGAGCATCGCTAGATGGTTCCAGGCGGTTCGATCTTCGCCATGCGAAGCGGGAAGCCTTTGCGTTTCGTCGCCGCTTTGGAACTCAGGTGGCGATCGGCCGCGATGAGGTCCGGAAGCGGATGGGATTCCGCGGAGACGTTGTCGCCGGCGGATTTCAGGAGGCCTTTCGCGGCGTCGACGATCGTTTCTTTGAGGTCGTCGTCCGCCATGGTGGAGCCCTTTCGAGGAAGCCGAGTAGGCGGGAGTCGAACCCGCATGCCGCTCCGTAAAGGAGAGTGTTCTGCCTGTTGAACTACTACTTGGGCGGAGAGGCTTCGCACCCTCCTGGTCCTGTAGCGTCAGGACTCAACGCCCGGATTTGCGACCTGAGGGGGTCGGATGCTTGGCCACCCGGCATCACGAGTATCGTGCCAGCCGCACGGCTCGAACGTGCTTGCTCTACAGTTCCGCTTACACCCTTCGGATAAACACAGCGGCGCGCTTTCCGCCTCACGGCGTTCGACTCTGGCAGTGGCGGGGGTGGGACTTGAACCCACGTCCTCAAGGGTATGAACCTTGCGATCGGCCACTGATCTACCCCGCTCCAACGTCAAGACGCGTGTGAATCACACGTCCGGCGACTGAACCATTGCCGCGAGAAATGGAAACGCAACAGCGCGGAGTGGAAACGAAAGCAGGAATTAGCATGGGTGCTAATTCCTGCATCAGAAGAGGGGGTCTTTTATTGCTCGGTCGTCCGCCGCTGGCGGCCGCAGTGTCGGCATTCGCGAAGGCGGCGGACGCCGCCGTTGATCCGCCAGGTGCGGATCACGATCCAGTGTTTGCAGCCGCAGTTCGGACAGGCGATCCCCCGGCCTTCCCGACCGGCGTCGTCCGTGGACGGCGGCGGCGTTCGCGCCATGCTCACCCCCTTCGAGACTGGATGTCGGAGAGCCGCAAACGCTGGTTCGGCTGCATCGCCGATGGCGCCGGCTGGGTGGCGGACTGCTTCGACGAGAGCTTGATCGGCGTCGAGACGAACTTCCGCGGCGCCGTGAAGCCCATCATTTCGCAGCCGAGCATCGCCGCCCCGACGGCGCAGCCGACGACGCAGTCGAAGTAGTGGTTTTCACTCCGATCCGGCTTCGCCTTCCACTCGTCGACGACTCGCCCTTTGGCCTCGACCCGCACGCGGTCTTCGGCCACCAGGTGTTCGGCGAAGACGGCGTGGCGATCGGCGTTCGCGCCGAACAGCGACAGGCTGCCGACGTCGCCGAGCGTGGTTCCCAAGCGGGCGTGGACGAAGCTCTTCCAGTGGTTCGCGTCGAAGAGGACGTTGCGGACCTTCTTGCCGGCGGCGTTCGGCATCCGCCAGAAGGCGCCGATCCGGTCCCCTGGCTTTTTCTTGTACTCGCCGAAAGGGATTGAGGTGGCGCCGACGTAGCGGCCATGGCTGGGGGCGAGGACGCCGCCGGCCGGATTGCGGCGGACCACTTCGCGGACGATCTCCGTCGACGCCCCCCAGCTCGCATCAATCAGGCAGCGTTCGATCCGCATCGTCGCGCCGTCTTCCCGCGGCCAGTCGCGGGCGAGGAGTTCGGAGGCGAGCGTTTCCAGG